ACGGCATCGGAATAAAGCTGCTGCATGTTCCCTTTTTTATCTGGGCCAGATATCGGATTGCCCTGCGCATCCATCATCGGCTTGGTCGCGGCCGTTGCCGGATCAAAAGCGACATAGCCTTGGTCAGTTGAAAGAGGCGTGAACTTGTCGCGCGGGTTGAGCAGATTCTGCGTCTGCGCCTGCTGATAGGCCAGATCGGATGCGCTCTTGGCCGCTTCCTGGCCCTGCGCCACCCTGCCCGCCAGCTGGTTTTGGAGAAACAGATTGTGCGCAGTAGACCCCGGAATTGCCGCCATGCCTGTACCGAGCAGCATGGAACCCCCGATATCGCCAGCTATTGCCAACCCGCGACCCCACGGGTTCTTGACCTGACTTGCGCCTGAACCCTTCTCCTGCAGGTCGTGCAGTTTCGCCGTATCTATGCCGAGTTGCGAAGGCTGCGGGGGTGCAGCGCTTGCCATCGGCTGAACCGCAGGTGGTGTCGAACTTGCCATCGCCATCGGCTGCGGAGCGCCCGCATTCGGCTGGAGGGGCGCTCCCTGGTCCGTCATCGACGGCATGATCTTGTGCTGATTCAACGGGTCTGCGGCAAAAAGTTGGAATCCGAGCGAAGGCGAAGTGGGAGGCGGGGGAGGCTGCCCAAAGGGATTAGCCATTCCCGCTTGCTGCATCATGTTCGGATTAAGTTGCGGAACTGGTGCCATCAAATTCCTCCTCAAGCGAATCGAGCGAACTCGGCTGCCATTTATGGCTTCTTTCCTGCGCCGTAGATACTTCCGGCGGTGCTACCCAGCCCCGCGAGCGTCTGCCCCGCTACCGCCCACGGATTCGCTACCTGCTGGCTGGCGGTGCCGTACAGATTGGCATAATTGCCCGCCGCCGCCTGATTGCCCTGCAGCGACAGATTCGCCGTCTGCGAGGCGTTCGAGTTGAGCATGTTGTTAGCGTTCCAGAAGTTGCTCAGCGCCTCGCCGTGCTGTCCCTGCGCCGCGCCCGTATAGAGGTCGCCCTGCTGCCCCGCCATGTCCTGATAGGCTTTGCGCTGCTGATCGGCGGCGAATCCGGCCGGCGAGCGTCCCATGCCGCGATTAGCCAGGTTCTGCATGGTGTTGCCGACCGCGTTCTGGGTGGTGTTGGCGAGCTTGTTGGCGGCATTGGAGTACATATTCTGGTATGTGCCGCTGAGTCCGCTCTGATTCAGCGAGGACGGATCAAGGAATCCGCCCATGGTGCCGCCCTTGCCTCCGGTGCCGAATAGCTGCTGGCGGGTCGTATCAGCGAATTTTTGATTAGCAGCCGCGTTTTTAGCCAGCGCCGTATCCTGCGCGGTTGCGCCCGCGGATGCCTGCTTCTGGGTCGATGCGTCTTGGGCCTTGCTGCTCATTTAGCCTCCAAATACTTAACGAAGTGCGCAGCGCCCTTGTAGATGCGCCACAATCCCATCTTGGGAGCCGCCAGCATTGCGGCCCGTTTGCGAATGATTGCGAAGTACCAGTGGATTCCGGTGCGGTTCTGGCTGCGATCCGCGAGCCACGCTTCAGCGCCCTTGAGCAGCGAGCGCGTCACCCTGCGCCGGGTCATGCAGTTGCTCACTTCCGGCAGCACGTAAAGCGGTTCCGCCTGCCATATCAGTCTTAACGGCAGCACGCCGAGGATCGTTTCGCCTTCCACGGCCACGAACACGCGGGCGAGATCGAGGCTGATTTCCTCGTGCTCCGTTTCCGCCAGCCGCGCTTGCAGGTACGGCAGCTCATCCGCCCGCGCCTGCCTAATTTCCATTCGCCTTCCATCCCGCCGCCACCATGCGGTCATGAATTACTTGCGCATGGTCGTCCGCTTCGGCCAGGATGCGCGCTATTTCCGCTTCCACGTCCGCGACCCCATTCGCGCCCGCAACGTAAATCGTGTGCGCGCTGCGATTGCCGAAAATCGCATCCTGCACGAAGAGAAAGATGGCGCCGCTGCCGGTGTCGAAAGTGCGCGCCTGATATTCGGTCGCCATATCACTCCTCAGGAGGACAGCACGTAACGCGCGCCGCCGTTGCCTGCCCCGCCGCCCTGGTAGGGCGTGGCAACGTTCACATCCACGGTCAGCAGGCTGATGTCTGTCATGTTTCCGGCCACCTTAACGATGTAGGAAACCACCTGCCCGCCATCGCAGACGCCGATCACGGTGGGCATCGGCCCGACCCCGCCGGCAAACACCACGGCAGCCGTCCCGTATCCGTAGCCGAGATTCCCCACATCCACGGTTGACAGGTGGTAGGAGGTGCCGCTGGTGATGAAATTCAGGTTGCAGGTTGCAGGCGTGTTTCCGGTCGAGGGGCAGGTGGTGAGCGTTCCTACCCATTCGTAGCCATCGGGCAGGGTGTCGGAGTAGGTGGTGGACGCCAGATAGGTGCCGGCGTGGTAAATGATGTAATAGCGCGTCAGGAACACGAGCCCGGTAACGCTTCCCGGCACCCTCGTGACCGTCCCAAAGCCCAGCACCCGCGTGTAGCTTGTGCCCAGGCCGCCTGAGCCGTAGATGCGCACCGTGGCCGTTCCGCTGACGGGGATGGAGTCGAGCACGCAGGAATTGGTGGTGTTGGCGGGGACATTGGTCGGAATCTGCGAACTGGAATACAGCACAATGGGATTCGCAGCCGGGGAGGGCAGGCTATTTCCCGCCGCCGATACCGCAATCACGAAGTACTGATAGTCGCCCGCCAGCCCGCCCGTGTCTAGGTAGATTACCGTTCCCGCGCCCGAAGCCGGCGGGGATGCCAGGAGCGTTGCGGCGCTGAACGCATCGCCTCGCTGCCCTCGCCAGAGCTGGTAGCCGGTCACGCCCGCCTCGAGGCTCGCGGGCCACATCACCTGATTGCCGGTGGGCAGTTGCGCCACGGACACGCCCTGCGGCTGTGCGGGCACCGTGGCGCTTCCGGTGAGGGTGAGGGCGCATGTTGGACCGCTGGACGCCTCTGCCCCCCCTGCGGACACCGCAACGGCCTTTATCGTGACCGTTTCCCCCGTCGCCTGTAGTGTGAACTGGATGGGCGAGCTGGTACGCTGCGCCACGGCAACCGGCGAGGGGTTGCCCTCATAGCCGGTGACGTAAATCTTGACTGAGCCGCCTGCAGGGATTCCGGCCACGTTGCAAGTGACCAGCACCGTGCCATTGACCGCCGCGGCGTGCGAGGCGCTGATGCCGGTAGCCGCCAGAGGGGGCAGGAGGGAAGGATTGAGCAGGATAAACTGCGGCCCGACGATCTGCTCGCTGCCATTGACGTTCAGCGGCTCCATTTTCAGCCAGTAGTATGCGCCCCCGGTCTGCTGCAGAATGGCATCCGTATCCGACCACGTAAACGCCGAGGCGCTGCCCGTCCATGTCTGCAGCACGATGGCCTGCGCAATGTCCATCACCGCGGCGCGCACCAGACTCAGAGAGCGTATGCCGGTTGCGTCGGTGATGCGGAAGGATACGTCGATGCCCTTGCTGGTGGGGTTGGGGATGCACAAGAACCCGCTGACGCAATTAGCGCCGATGGCGGGCGTGGACATTTGCGCGTCGATCCAGATATTGCGCTGCGCGATGACCGGATCGGGGCGGGCGATGGTAATACCACCCGCGGCGCCGCCTGCCGAACCCATGCCTGTCCTGATGGCATTGCTGCCCATGTCAGTTTATCCAGTGCCCATGCGGCAGGCCGGGCAGCAGATAGAAGAGAATCCACAGGATCACGATCAGGACCAGCAGCACCCGGATGATGTTGAGGAAGGGCTGCGGTATGGGCAGGTACTGGATAGCCCAGAACACCAGGCCCACCAGTATTAGCGCAATGATGAGGTAGATCAGCATGTAGATCATTGTTCCCTCCGCAATTCGAGATCGAAATCGGCCATTATTTCTCTTAACTGTGCCGCGTTGGACGCCTCGCGGTATATAATAAGAATGTGATCGTAAGTTTCAAAGATCGTGATACCGCAGAGTTGGCGCAGACCGGCAAAAATCGCCGCTGGAATAGCATCGCAAGCGTGGCGCTTCGCAAGTTGCACATGATTGCGGTGGCAATTCACCTCGACGACCTGAAACAGCCTCCGGGAAATCAACTGGAGCCGATGACCGGAAGCAGGGCAGGGCAGCACAGCATCAGGATCAACAAGCAGTATCGAATCTGTTTTTACTGGAAGGAGGATGGAGCCCATGAAGTCGAAATCGTTGACTACCACGATGAGCGCAAAGGCAAAAAATAACATTCCGCTCGTTCGTCCAGCGAACGGCTGGAATTATCGGTATGTGACCACTGCGCCCGGTGAAATGCTGGCGAAGGAGTTCCTTGAACCATTGGGACTCAGCCAGAATCAGCTCGCCATGAACATCCACGTTCCGGCCACGCGGATTGGCGAGATTGTGCGCGGCAAGCGGACTATCACCCCCGATACTGCGCTAAGGCTGGCGCGGTTTTTCGGCAATAGCCCGGAGTTCTGGCTGAATCTTCAGCAACTGCACGATTTGACCAAAGCAAAACTGGCTTTGAGTAAAACGATTGAGACAGAGGTCCGAGTATGCCACTCAACAAACGGTGTGCCATGCTTTCCATCCAGAGGCGGCGTAATCACCACTGAAATGGTGAAGCAAATTGAAAACCAAATCGACTAAGCGAACCCCTGATTGATCGGCCGCGACGACAGCGTGACCTTGCGCACGACCGCCTCGGTGTCATCGCTCGGAAACGTGAGGTAGACAGAGACATACTTGCCTGTCGCCACGCCGGGCGCGTTCATGCTGGCGCGAATGACCATGCCTGACTGGTTCACCGGGCTGGGCAGCGCCTGCACGCTCAACTCCGTCGCCGTCAGCAGTTGGTCGGGCGCATCGGCCGTCACCGCGTAGACGCCGAACGCCCAGGCCGCATCCCATCGGTCCGTCAGCACATCCGTCCAGTAAAAGCGGGACTTGCCTTCGTTGGGCAATCCCCAGGCCAACTGCGCCACGCCCGGCGAGGGGTTGCCATTGTCCGTGAATCCATCCGGCCAGCGGTAAACGTTGCCCGCCGCATCGCCCATGTAGATAAAATCCTGCCCCGCGAAGCCCACATCCACGGACCCCGCCGCGGTCATCGGCACAGATAGAATCTTGTCCGTCTGGAAGGTGCCGACCAGTTGCGTGTAAACGCCGCTGCCGCCGCCATACTCGCCGCTCGTGCCCCGCGCCTCGGTGGCGAATGACCACAATTGCATGAGATTGAATCCGGCCGCGGCGGAATCGACCGTGCGCGCGAACACCACCAGCGCGTTCATGGCCCCGAAGTCGTACCAGCACAGCAGCGATTCGTCAATGTGATCGGGGTCGATGTCCTCCTGCGCGTATGTGCCCTGGAGGTGATTGGAAACCCGATCACTCAGTTCCGCAGGCAGTCCTGCGCCCTGCCACAGGCGCAGGCTCTGATTGGCGGACAGGTAGGCCAGCCCTTCCGGGGTCAGCGTCAGCGCCAGCGGGCCGGCGGCGCCCGGTGACGCCACCCGGTCCTGCTCCGTGAACGTGCTCGCATCGTAGCCGGTGTAGAGATACCAGAAGTCCTGCGTGCTCACGACCAGCACCGTGCCCTGCTGCATGGAGGTAATGGCGCTGACGGTGCGCTTGCCGCTCGGAACCTCGAAGAACAGGCTCCGGGGCCATGCCTCTTCGGGAATGCCGAGCACGATTTCCGAGAATCCGCTCAACTGGATCAGGTTTCCATTGGCCGCCGCGATGCGGTTCTGCCAGGTAGTGAGCATGGGCGCGGGCGGGGCCGGGAAGTTATCCCACGGTGCGAGGCGCGTCGAATCCAGCGTATCGTCAATCAGAGTGTCGCCCCAGGAGGTTGTAGCGTTCGATATTTCGGCGGCGAAGTAATACGTCGCGCTGGTATCCAGCGGCGAATCGCTGACCTCGAATATCCACTTGTAATTAACCTGCGGATCGCTCGAAACCGCCAGCGTGGACAGCGTGACCACCTGATTGGCGATAGGGCCGGTGTGCGCGGAGACGGGCGAGGGCGGCCCGATGTTCATGCGCTGTATGCCCAGCGAGTCGGTGTATTTCGACACGAAGCAGTAGACATAGGTGCGCCCATAGGTCAGGGTCAGCGTGCCCGCGCTCAAGGCGATGGCCGGGGCTGTAGCGGGCGCGTCGATGCCCCACTTGTACCTGGTCAGCACGCCGCCCTTGTCTACATAACGCCAGGCGTTGTGGCCATCGGAGGAATAGGCGGCAAAGGAGTTGAACACGAACTGATGCACGCCCGTTTCGCCCGTCGAGAGCAGGGTGATTCCGCTCCCGTCCGCGTTCATACTGTAGATTTCGCCGCCCGACTGCACGAACACGAACTGCCGCTGATCCACGGTGCGCTGGAAGTCGTACAACTTCCCTTTGATGGGACCGCTGCCCACCTTGGCAACCAGCGCGTACCCGGGCGCGCGGCGCAGTTCGCCATCGGACAGAATCAGCAGGTTCTTCGCCGACAGCAGCGTTCCCGGCTCCGCATCCGCAAGGTTGACGGTGGTGCGCTTGCCCTTGAACGCGCTGATGGTGGCCTGATTGAGTCCATTGATCATTTACGGACCATAGGTCGCAACGGTGGACGGCGCCATGCTCTGCCGCTGCCGTGCCCATGTAAGGAACGAGAGCAAATCTTCCCTGCCCTGCGCGTTGTAGGTATCCTTTCTCGTATCATCCGAGGCTCCGCACAGTTGCGCGCTGGCAAAGGATTCCATGGCATAAGTGCCCTCATCGGGCAGCATGACCTTGCTCGAGGCGTCGGTGATGGGCAGCCATTTGGCCGTGTAGACGAGCTGGCAGGAGCGCGCGGCGTCGATGGCGGGCGTGATGCGGATCTTCTGCGTCTCCGTGCCCGTAGCCGCCGCCGCATCGAGATACGGCCCATAGAACCCGAAGGCGCTGCGGTTGCCGTACATAGCGGAAAAGAATGAACTCCAGCCGGAGGCAATCTGCAGATCGGTCAGCGCGGTATGGAGGTCTGCCGGTCCGATGGGCGCCCAGTCCTGCCCCGCGCTCTGGCGCTCGGCCAGATGCACGACCTGCGACAGGTCAGGCGGCATGGCGTATTCCTGCGTGCCGGGAACAAGGCTCAGGCTGGTTTCATCGAACTTGATGAAGAAGCCGCGATTCTCTTTCACCACCGCCGAGAACACTTTGAAGCCGGCGCGCTCAAGGGCGGAGTAAATCTCCCCGTCGGCGCGCGCATAGCCCGAGTTGGCATTGGCGTTGGCGTACATCTGGGCTAAATTCGTGGCGCACCCCCGATTTGCAGGGTGCTACCATGAAAAGCAGCGGTAATCAGCCGCATGGAGAATGAACGATGCATGATATTGGCACGGCCTTTCTGGGCAGCCTTCCCGTCACTTTCGGTGTGGTAATCGTCTGGCTTCAAAACAAGCAGCAATTTGCAGCACTCAATCAACGCTTCGACGACATGCGCGAGTTGTGGCGTGCGGAGTTACGTCGCGTCGAAGAAGTATTGGACGCGAGATTAAAGCATCTTGAAGAGAATTGACCTCCGCCGTGCGGCCTCCATCCGCTAGCGAAGCGTCCAGGCTGATAACCTGGCAAGCCGGGGCGCAAGACCGGCAATATTTCCAATTACTTGCCTGCCTTGGCTCCCGTCAGCATCAGGGTTTTCAGTTCCTCCAACTGCCTGCGCAGCTCGGCCACTTCGCTCACATCCTGCTTGCGGCTGAGCACGTCCGCCACATCATTGGCGGGGTCTTCGATGCCCAGCGTCCTGAACGCCTGGGCGGTCGTGCCGCGGGCGCGCGTGGGAATGTTGTTGTGGCTGCGAATCTCGGCGCATTGCTGGGTATGCGCGCGCACCATGTCGATCATGCAATCCCGCCACAGCCGCTCACCCTTCTCCCGCGCATCCTTCTCGTTCAGGGCCACGTTGTCGTCGTCCTCGATGGGGCGTTTAGGGTTGGGATTGATGCGCACTATGCCAATGTGCCGGTAAAGCGCCTGCACCCGGTCGGCGAACTTCACCGGGACAACAAACTCCCCTTCTTTCTCGTCGATCCTGATTTCTGTGGGAACGTCGAAGAAGTCCTTTTCCGGCACATTGAGAATATGACCGGAAACCATGTTCGACTCCTTGGGATCGCCGATGGGGTTGTCATAGCGCAGGCGCTCGTTCATGGCGGGGCCGGGATTGTAGAACCTGACTGGCATGCTTCCTCTCCTCGTAAACGTTGCGTGATCGCCTTGGCTCTCAGGCCCCGTTACTTGTGGACTCGCGCTACATCATGCTGCTGCAGAAGGTGGCGCAGCCTGTTGACCTGCACGCGGTCATCGCGGAAGCCGTCGCGCCATGCGGCGCGCGAATCTTCCTGCGCTTTGGCATCCCATTCCGCCTTGGCATTCTCGCGCTCTTTCCTCTGCCGCAGGAGGCCCATCTCGCCGCTCGAGCCATACTTCGTCCAGGCATCCATGCTGCGGACCTTGTCCAGCACCGTTTCGCTCATGTGCTCGAAGATGTGGACATTGGTCTTCTCGCAGGAAACGTGATCGGCGGACTGGCAATCGGCGCCGTGCACGCAGCGGTCGATGCAGAACTGGTTCTGAAAGCGGTTGTAATAGCACACCAGGGCACTATCGATGTTCTTGAGCCCGCGCCTGAACCAGTCGGGCACGGAGCGCCCATCTTCGCCGACGAGATAGATCATGGATTGTCCTTGAGAAAAAATGGGGGCCGGCCTGCAAACCGGTCCCCCCCAGAAGCTCAGCGCGTGTAGGCGGTGCTGGACGTGTTGTATCCGAGCCCGCCGATGCACCCTAGTTGATTAGGATGTGTGTAGACAAAATTGCCATACTCGCGCATATACGCGGTGTATGCCGCGAACCCCGGAACCCACTTCAGCACCCCGCCGTCCAGCTCCGAGAAGTTGAGCCCTGCGACCTGCCCGAACTTTACCGTGTCGCGCTTGATGCCATAGATGACGGCAGGCGGAACATCCACATCCTTGACAAACTTCTTGCCTTTGAACGTGAGCGTTTCGTATCCCTTGTCCATAGTGGAGTCGGTAAAGCGCTTCTGCGCGAACCCCAGCGCCTCGTACACGTCGAACTGCGCATGCGAGGCCACGAACTCGTCCATGTCCTCGCCCGAGGCCACGTTGATGGCGGAGACTAGTTGCTGCAGATAGCCTTCGTTGAGGTAGTTGCCCGCCGCCGCGATCAGGTTGGACTGCAGCAGCGTATACGTGCCGGTGGCCAGCCCCTGGAAGGTCACATTCTGGTTGTTGGTCGCGCCGTAGAGCCCCATATAGGACTTATTGACGCGCCCCGCGCCGCGCACCAGCACATCGCCCGTGGTGGTGGTGACCGAGGCCGACAGCACCACCGTCGCCGGCCCGCCCGCCGCCGATGGGGTGATGGAGTTGACCGTGAGCCCCGCGCCCGCCGAGCGGCTAGTGACGAGGTTGGCGCTGTAGAAGTCCACCACGTCGCCCACCTGAATGTAGCGCGAGCCGAAGCCGCCGTAAGCGGTGCTGACCGTCAGCGTTTGGGTGGCCGAGGCCGTGCCGCTGGCCGCCAGGCCGAGAATGCCCGAGCCGTCGCCGGCCGCGATGTCAATGTTAATGACCTTCTCGGTGTCGGTAACGATCTGCGTCATTTCGTTAGTCTGGTGGTTGGCGAACGCCTGCGGATTGGACTCCGAGTTCAGGATGTCCTTCTCGAACATCTTGATGACGGCCACATAGCCGCGGTCGAAGACGCTGAACTTCTTCTCCTGCTGGCGTCCTGCTACCGGCAGCGCGTCGTCGGAAGCGGCCGGGGCCACGCCGGCGCGGTTGCCGCCGATCCTGGCCGGGAATTCGAAGTGATCGCCGGCCATGGACCGGACATACTCGTTATCGGCCTTTCCGTAACGGGTGCGGAGGACAGCGGTCTTATTCTGCTGCTCCTCGATTTTGGGGCCATAGACATTCTTGAGGATGCCCCCAATCCTCGTGATGGTATTAGCATCTGCCACGAGAGTCTCCTTTATTGGCCGCAGGGGTATCCTTCGGCGCGTTTTAGCCGCCCGGCGCGGAGACATCCCATGGACCCGCCCTCAAAGCTGGTCCGTTATGCTTTCGCCTTGCTGCTAATGTCTGATTACGGGCCGGATCGGCCCTGCAAAAGTCTCGTCACCGCCTGCGAGGTCGTCTCCCCCGGCAGCGCCTTCATGGAATCAGGTGCGGGCGGCCTTGCCCCATTGCCGCCCTTGACGGCGGGAACCGCATTGGCCAGGGTGTGCTGCTGCTTTTTCACGTTTTCGCCGTAAGCCTTCCATGCCCTGACTTCCTCGGCCTTAACTTCGCGGATAGCCTTTTCCAGCGGCTTGATATTGCCGCCGAGCAGTTGCCGCATGCCCTCATCGCTTACATCCAGTTTGGACGCCAGCAGCGCATAGAAGCGCGCATCCTGCCCTTCGGCAAAGGTTCCCTTGATCGAATTGCCGATGAAGTCGGTGGCGATCTTGTTGGCCGCCTGCACCTGCTCCCGGTACGCCGACTGCCTGCGTTCCGTCTCCTGATCCGCAAACCGCTTCTCAATCGCATCGAGGCGCGCCCGGTTGGGGTCGGGAGGCGAAGGCGGCTGATTGGTGAATGCCCGCCCGGTGATCTGCTCGATGTACGGAATCAGGTCGCCGATAACCGCCTTGAATCCCTCGGGATTGGCCGCGCGCATGCCCTCCAGCAGACTCGAGGCCGGGGCCTGGCCGCTGGCTACCTTCCAAACCTCGTCCGCCGCCCTGATAGCCTGCTCGACATGCGCCGGCTCCTTCACAAAGTCGGAAATCTGCAGCGCCTGCGCGAATTCGGGCGGAATCTGAGGCTGTGCGGCTGCCTCCGGTGTCGCTGGAGGCGTAACCGGCTCATCCTTGCCCAACTGCGCGTCCATCGCCGCCTGCAGGGCCGCCATGGGGTCGTTGGGATCGGCGGGAGGCGGTTCTGCGGGTGGCGCAGGCGGTTCCTGCGGGGTTACAGGCTCACTGGGCGAGCCTGCAGGCTCCGCGGGAGGCGCATCCATGACCGCGGCGCCATTTACGCCGCTATCCGCGCCATCAAGCAAGCCGAAAAGCATGATCATGTGGAGCAACGGGTGCATATTATTCCTCCAGCGCGATCGAAGCGTTCGCAGTCATTACACACTCACGCAATTTGCGAAATGCGGCGGTTTGGTCTGCGCAGGGGTTCGTGTTGGCTTGCAACACATACGCAAACTGCTTGGCGGCATCACGAATAGCCTCGTAACGCTGCGGCTGCTCGCCTTTCGGCGCATGATAGGTGAACCATTCTTGAATCTGATCGCCCATTTCTTTCCTCTCTAGCCGTTGTTACTTCTTGGCGGCCTTTTTGTCTTTGGCTTCGTCATCGGGTTGCGCATGCGCCGCCGCGGGGGCCGCCGCCGACGCCAGGGCATCGTATTTTGCCTGCAACTCAGCCAATTTCGCCTTTTCCGCCGCTAATTCCGCCTGCGCGGCAGACAAACCCGCCTCCGCCGCGGCGCTCGAGGCGGCCAGCGAGGCGCTCTTTCCTTTCAAGTCGGCAACCACCGCCCTGGCCGCCGCCAACTGGTCATCGCACGGAGTCTTGCTGTACGCCACGAACTCCGCCTCGAACTGCCTGGCACCCATAACGCGGATTTTGCCCCGCTCCGTGCCCAGCAGGTAATCGCCCGGCAGCGCCGCCTGCTCGCCCAGCTGGTCATTGACCACCGTCAGCGCCGGGCCTTCATACTTCGACGCATCCACCACTTCACATTTCTGGAAGGTTGGCATTGGCTAATTCCCCTTTACGTAGAGATAGACCTTAATCGACGAAATATCGAGCGCGTTGGCGCATTCGGCCGCTGCTGAGGTGTAGAGCTTGAGCTTGGAGTTGGCCCGGTCCCAACTGAAGTCGGCGATGCCCGCGGTCAGCGTGGGGCCGAGCGAAACGGGAACCAGCGCGCTCAGTTGCACGCAGCCCGTCGCGGCCAGAATCGCGGGGCGCACATCCACCCCGTTGGTGAGGTAATCGGTGGTGCTGAAGCCGACCTCGACGATGCCCACTTTCGAGGCCCCTGGAACTTCAAAGCTGGTAAACGCTGCAGTGATTGCCATGTTTCTCCTTTACGCGCTCGGCGAGGGACTGTTGGGAACGATGTTGGCGGCCTCGCGCACGGCCGCGCCCTGAACTTGCGAATTACTGACCTGCGCGCCCGGAACCTGCCCCAGAACGTGCGCTGCGGGCTGACCGCCAGGACCGCCCTTGGCGGCTAAGTCTGCCGGCGACGGCGGAGGCCCGCCCGGTCCCGGCTGCGGCAGCCCCAGCGGCGCGCCCTGCGCTACCTGCAGTTTGTCGCTCAGATACTGCGCATACATCAGGATGCCGTTGCGAATGTTCTCCGGGCTGTCCTCGAATTCCTCCGTCAGCGTGTAGAGCGCCGTCACGCGCAGCGGAATATCCCACTTCTCGAACGGCGACTCCATCGGCTGTATGTTCCGCTTCAGCTTCTCCAGATCGCGGTCGGCCTTCATATACTGCAGATGGTCGGTGGGATCGAGATCCTGCAAGCCTAGAGCCTCGAGCACGTATTCCCGCGTTTGCGGGTCTTGCGGGTTCACATATCCGCCCTGCTGCGCCAGTTGCAGCACTTGCAGCTTCTCCGTCTGCGTCTTAGGCTTACTCGAATCCTGAATGACGTTCAGTTCGTAGCCATCCTCGGGAATGTCGGCCGCTTCCAATTGCTGCGCCGCAAACTTGTTATTAAACCCGGCCGTCTGCACTTTGCGCGGCTCCGTCCAGACTTTGCGCGCCATCTTGATCAGCTTCCGCGCCCGCAACTCATGCGCCTGCTCCCATAGATAGCGCATCGTCTTGCGCGTCTCTTCGGCCTTGGCGCCCATATAGGCCGCCAGCCTGAAGGCCGTGCCCGCTCCCGGCATCTCGCCCTCGGCCACCGAATTGGAGTAGCCCAGTTCCTTGAAATCGGCCACAATCTGCTCCCGCAACTGGATCAGCACCGGGCCATAGGGCGTGGGATTGATAAACTCCGGCTTGACTTTGCCATCGCCCAGAGGGTCATACTCTACCTTCTCCACCGGATCGCCCGAAAGTTGCGTGATCGGCTGCGTCGTCGGCACCAGCCATTTGCCCGTTCCTGTGCTCATGACCGCGCGCAGCATCAGCGAATCCACGCGATTCAGCGACTTGGTCAGCGGGATAAGCTCCACCGACAGCCCTTTGGGATAAACGGAAACGCTGTCCTTCTGGAACGGAAAGAACGTCAGCGGCGAGTCGCCATCCCAGGGATTCTCGGCCCACTGCACGATTTGTCCCTGCCACTGCACTGCGAAGAGGCCATATTCAATCGCCGCCTGCAGTTTCGTCAGCCCCTTCGATGCGTAAATCTCCGAGGTCTGCGCTTCCCATTCGGCGGAAATCTTTTCCTGCACCTCTTCAGGCACCGCCGTCCACTCGCACCAGTATTCCGTCATGGTGCAGAATTCCTCTTCCGCCTCATTCATCTTGCTGTTCTGAAACGAGAGCGAGCGCAGCGTATTGAGGTAATAGAACGCTAAGGCAACATCAGCCGTATCCGCGGTGAACTTCTCCGCATAATCGGGATACAGCTCCTTGACCAGCCCCAGCCGCCTGCGCCAGCGCACGATCTGCCAGGGCGTCAGGTTGATGTCCGCGGAATCGCGCGGCAGGTAGACTTCAAAGGGTGTCAGTAAATATGTCTGCAGGCGCGCCGTGGGCACCGTCTGCACGCCCATAGCCTGAAGTTCGGGCGAGGGTTCTACTTGGGGCGCGGCGCCGGCCGGGACGGCCCCGCCTGCGGGTTGAATAGCCGCCTCTGCTCCTGGTTCCCCTCCGCCCATTCCTGCTGCTGGATCAGGAGGCGGTACGCTTTCAGGGATTTGCGGCACTTCAACAGTCGAATGATCGAACGCAATCGTGTCATAGGTGCATCCCCATCCCCATAATATGACGCGCTTGGCCAGCGTGGGGTTGATGATCTCCATATCCGATTCGCGGTTCCCGGCATCGATGACGTTCTCGGCCGCTTCCGCCGCCCGGCGATTGCGCGCGTCGTAATTATCCGACAGCGCCAGCATGCGCGGAATGTCCGCCCCGAGGGCGTTGGCGTTAATATTGATCGTTTTGCTGAACAGGTTCGTGATCGGCTGCGGCCACTTGGCATCCTTCTTGCGGTCCATAGGGCGCAAGCGTCCGCCCGCCGCCGGGTCTTCCTCCAGCCATTGTTTGTTCTGGTCGAAGTAGCCAGCCGTGGCCCACTCCCGCTCCTCCGCATAGCGCGACCGGCTGGCACTCTTGTACATCTTCGTGATGTGATCCGACAGCGCGCCCTGCGCATCCGTCTGCGGCGCTACCTCGGGATGCCCGGCCTGCGCACTAGTCGCCATTCACCCACTCCGCATCCGATGCCGTCGCGATCCTGCTCAACTGCCGCTCAATCTCCGCCGCTTCCGGGTCGGGACGCGAATCGCCCTGGTCGTTCATCGCCCACGACGGCAATGGCTCCGTTGGCGCGGTTGCCCGGCTGCGCTCCAGGGGGCGGTCGTAGCGCGCCGTCACGATCCGGTCCAGCGTCTCCTGCTGCTGCGCCAACAGCTTCTGCTGGCCCTTCATCAGTTCGCACAGCGCCTCCAGCGCCGTATTGCTGGCGGATGTCGCCGTGCTGCCGAATAGCCTTGTCCAAACCGACATTTGCCGTCGCCTCCACAGTTAGCGCAATGCCATTCTTGCGATAGATGTTGGGCGCCCGCTCATCCGCCACAAAGCCCGCATCGAGCAGCGCCTCCGCGACCGTCTTGAGCTTCTGCCCGCATTCCTTAGAGCAGTAGAGGTCGCCGAACAGAACCGGCTTTCCGCAGGTTCGGCAGACAGGCTTCTGCGGCATACGCGGCCGCATCAGCCCACCACCAGCACGGTCAGGCCCTTGACCAGCGTCCCCGAGTCCGCGTCAATCCAAATCTCGGCCAGCGATACCGCGCCCTCGGCCAGCGAAATCGGAGGCGACCATACGCCGGGAGGCAGCGACAGCCCGGTGCCGGCAGTCATGCCTTTGCTACCTATATAGATGTTCTTGCTCGCCGTGTTCAGCGCCCCCGCCTGAAAGACCACCACTGATGCCGTGGGCAGGACCACGCCCGACATGCTGCCGCTCATCGTCGGGAATGCGGGCACGACCGAGCTGGTCAGTTGCTGGGGCGTGCCGGGAGTCGTTACCGTTGCTTGAAATACCGTCCATGCCATCGTCGCTCTCTCCTATTGGCTCGCCAGCATCTGCGCGTAACTTATCGCTTCACCGCCAGCCGTCGCCTTGCACGCCTTCTCGTATTCCCGCCGCCGCTCCTGCGCGCCATCTTCGGCCACGATGCACTGGCGGCATAGATACTTAACGCGGTAATAGCGGATGCCGTTCTGCATCAGACGCCAGCCCTTCGCCGTCCACTTGGGCAACAGCTTCTGGTCATACGTCATCTCGCGCTTGTCGATGCGCACCGGATACAGCACCACCTCGTGCCCGATGCCGTTGCAGTCCGCCGCGTGCTTCAGCGGGCTGGGATCGTCCTCATCCAGCGGCAGGCCGCAGGAGCAAGGTGCAGGCTCGAACCAGGGCGCATCCTCTTTACTGCACTGCCTGCATTCCCTCACTGCCGCGCCTCTTGATACCGCTTGTCTGCATGCGCGAAGATGGCCGCTTCTGCCTCGGTTGCCATCTCGTCATACTCAAGCGCCGCAGGAGCGGCCGCAAATGACATAGCCAGCATGTCGCCCACGTCGGGGCTCGACAGGCCGCGCCGCTTCATGTCCTCTTTGCGCTCTAACTGAATCTGATTCTTGCTCGAGAAGTAGTATTCAGGCCCGGTAAGGTCCGTCTCAATCTCCGGCTCATCGGGAATGTCGCCCTCCTTGAGCCACTCGCGCATCATGCCCCAGACCTCGGCGCGGCGATTGAAGAACATGCTCGAATCGTTCGGAGAACTGCCGCCGTGGAACTCCTGCAGGCGATGTAATGGATGAGCCGGAAACCACTCCCGCATCGTGTGCCGAACGCAGTCGACCACACCAGCTCCGAGCCCATCACCGTCTATGATTGTGGCCCGCGGCTGCTCGTTGCGCATCACTTCCATGACCCGCGCCGCTACCTGCATCGTGTCCAGGCCGCGCAATCGTGCCAGGATGCGCAGATGGCCGCCTTGCCGCATGCCTAACACTGTCTGATCGTCGCCGAAGCGCGCCACGTCCACAGCCAGCACCTTGAAGCCTGAAGGCGCAACCGTGCGGGATCGAGCACCGGACACTATGTCGCCGCCTATGAACTGGGTTGCGCCTGCCCTCGGAAACTCGCCGCGCACGCGAACGCGGCAGAAGTCTGAATCCTCGCCATAGTCCGCAACCCACTTGGCGATCTGCTCCTTGTTCGTGCCCTCGACTGTGCGCGAGTCAATCTGCTTAGTGATCCAGCGGTGCTTGTACTTGCCAAAGCATTCGCGGAAGCGGCCCGTATTGCGCGTGGGATTGCCGAATGCCAGCCAGATGATTTCCGTTTGCTCATCCGTCAATGCGCCTTCGGTCACTTCCCAGACCTTGTCCGCAATCGCCGAGCCTTCATCGAATATCACGACAATGCGCTTGCCTTTGTTGTGCAGGCCGGCAAACGCCTCAGTGTTGTTCTCGCTCCAGGCAATCGCATCGGTGCGCCACAGCCGCTCGTGAGCCTTCTCGCGCACGCTTACGGTGGTTGCGGTCACGCTCCACCAATGCGAGTTGATAGCCAGATGCGTCCACTTGCTCACTTCTGGCCAGGTCTTGGTGCGCAACTGCGGCTCAGTGTTCGCGGTCATCACCACCCGGCAGTCCTCGCAGGTGCTCATGGCCCAATCGGTAATCATCGCTATTAGCGCCGATTTTCCGACGCCGTGACCGCTGGCAATCGCATAGAGCAGCGGAGTGAAGCGATCAGGGCCGCGCAGATGGGTGCCGATTGTTTCCAGAACTTCACGCTGCCATTTGCGCGCACCGTCGTATTCTGCCAGCTCGCTATTTGGTTCGCGCCAAGGATACGCATAGCGCACGAAACTGAGCGGATCGACGGTAAATCTGCCTATATCCTCCGCGAGTTCTAGTTCAGGATTATCCACGCTTACGAGCCTTTGCAATCACGTCCGCGAGCGATGCGAGCCCTGGAACCTCAAGCTCTGACTTGTCGCGCCATTCCTTCGGCTTGCGATTCTTCAGCCAGAAGATGCAGGCCGTTGTGTCCGGTGCGATCACTTCGCGGAACGGAGCAAATATTGGGCTATCAGCACCCGAAGGCATGAATATCTTCACGGTCTGCTGCTCATAGCCTGTAGCACGCTGAAAGAGTGAACGTTCCACTCGCTCGTCTGCAATTTCTTTGCCAGCTTTTAAGGCTTGTAGAAATTCAGGATGGACAGCGCGCCAACTGTAGAGAGTGCGAACGCTAACGTCAAACTCATCAGCGATTTCCATGTCGGTGGCACCGTTCGCCGCGAGTTCCGCCACGCGCTGAACATATTCCGCCTTGTAGTCGGTCGGTCTACCGGCTGGCATCACGCATTCTCAGCAGCGAATCGGTTAGCGGCCTGCATCAGCCCATAGTTGCGCATGGTGTGCGCTTGCTCGGCTGTGGGTGGCCGGTAGAGCAGGCCGGGCAGCTCGGCGAAGGGCATCGGCTCGCGTGTGCTGGATTGCTGGCTGCGGGCGGCGATGGCTTCGCGCAGGCTGAGGTCGCGGATGGTTTCGCCGACCTCAACCCATGCGCATGCGCACTCGGCGACGGCGCGCACAGCCTGCTTGCGCTTCAGCGAGAAGCCCCGCGTGATGTTGCGGACACGATGGTTGTTGGACATATCAGGAGGGCTAGCGTATCGGTGCTAGGAACCGTGTTGCTTCCATGCAGATTCCGGCTTTTTCTATGCGCGCGCGTGGAAAATATATGT